AGATACAATGACTGTTGGAGAATTAAGTCCTAGGCAGGGTGTAGATAGAATAATGCCGGATCACTGTATTAAAAATGGTACATTGAAAAGATACAAACATAGTTTTGATCTTTCTAAAAAGGCACCTCCAATAAACACTTGGGAAGAAATATTGCATAATGCAATTAAAACAAATTGTAAAGATGGTGATATGTTGTTTTTAAGTGGAGGTAGAGATTCTACTACTATTGCTAATTTTGCAATATTCAATGAAATAGACTTGGATTATGTACATATTAGCAATAGTGATGACAAGTTAGATACCCAGAGTACAAAACAATTTGAAAGTAATAATGGTATAAAAGTAAATTACTTACACCCTGATGATATAAAAGAATTTTTACCAGAGTATCATGACAATCATTGGCATGATGGTAGTTTTCGTTTTAAGTATAATGCAATGAAGACTTTAGGTAAAACACGTGGGCTTACTGGTGAATTTGGAGCAAGTGAACATGGACATAGTAAAATTAATTATATACATCAGTGTACAGATTTAACTACTGATAAATTAGTTAACTTACATATCACAACACTTGAAGCACGTAACGATGCATCAGCTACTCCTATATGGACCGATAAGGGATTTCTAAAACATGAAATAGGAAAATTACGTAAAGATGCATATGAATATATCCTAGACTATGTTGAAGACTTAATAACGTATAATTGGCAACAAGCCAATACAAAAGAACAACAACTTGAAGTTCTACTCAATATATTGAAACAGGAACATGAAAGTTATAGACTGTTTGGTTACAGTCAAGACCCAGATCATACTTGGAATCATCCATTAGCTGATTGGACTTGGGCAGATATTATTATGAATACTTGTCCTATAGTTCGTAAAATTGGTAAACATGATCGTTGGGTATATAAGATGGCTACCAAAAATTGTGAATGGTTTGACGATACAGCTTGGCAATTTGGTAGACCTAGAGGAATGAGTAAATGAGTAATCGTAAACAATGGCAAATAACCAGCGGTGATTCAATACCATCCGTTAATTTATTTAGAAGAATTATTCTTTTTGATACAGCAAAACAAGCTAAATGGTATTTAGATAATTGCTATGATCACTGGCCAAAAGTAGTCGTTATGAGTGCTGACGGTGTTTATCCAAAAAATCATACTCTTCAAAAGACAGCAAAACATAATTGGTTAAGTAATAGTGGACTAACAATATTTGTTATGGGCTGGCATAGTTTAGAAAAAATGCCTAAACCTGCAACTAAAATTGTTTTTTCATTAGATAGATTAATTGTAGAGAGCTGTCGTGATAGAGATGATTCTATGTACAGTGAATTAATATTAGATTGGAATCCAATTAAACTTGCTCGTATCATAAGAGGGATATGTGAAACAACAAATACCAGGAATGCAGGTTTTGCATACCGAGATGTAAAAACAGATATGCACGACTTTTCTAAAGTTCCTGCGTGGCTTATTGATCTTATCAAATAATTTTAACTAAATACATTACAAGAAACAAACATTAGTTAGTAAAAAGGAAAACAACTAAAATGACTAGAAAATTTTTGCAATGGTGGCTTGCTTTTGTCATCCAACTATTAGCCATCTCAGGCGCCCTTTACTTTGGAGGACTTTCTTTTCTTTTGGATAACGATGTAACTTATTTGAGTTTCGTTCTTATTGCAGTATGGTTAGTAACCAGTTTTGTAATTGGATATAAGACATATCAAGAAAAAAACACAAGTGAAACAACATGGTTCATTTCAGACTCCTGTATGACGGTAGGTATGATAGGTACCGTTGTCGGATTTATCTATATGCTTTCAGGCAACTTTGCAGATATTAATCCAGAAGACATTAACCAAATGAGAGAAATAATTGGTGACATGGCTACTGGTATGGGAACTGCTCTACTCACAACACTAGTTGGTCTTGTTGCTAGTTTGTTTTTAAAAATACAACTAGTTAATCAAGATGAAGAACACGGAATTTAATTCATGAGACAGAAAAATCGTTACAATTCAGGATTGAGCCTGAATGATTTATTATTCAACGTGTTATTAGGATTTGTACTACTCTTTATAATTGCATTTCTATTAATACAACCACCAACAAAAACAGGAGATGTTCCTAGTAAAGCTGAAGTATTGATTACTTTAGAATGGGATCCAAACTCTAAAGATGATATTGATTTGTGGGTGCAACAAGATGATTTCCCACCAATTGGATATAGTAACAAAGGTACTCAAGCAGTACATTTAGATAGAGATGATTTAGGTTCAAGTAATGATACAGTAATGGTTAATGGTAAACCTGAAGTAATTAAAATTAATAGAGAGATTGTTACAATACGTGGGGTTGTATCTGGTGATTATTATATTGGAGTTCATGCATATAATTTAAAAGGTACTCTAGATGTGACCGTTATGGTAATGGACGTAAATCCTTTATTTAAAGAATACTATAAGAAAACAGTAACTCTAAATGGAAGAGGAGATAAAATAAATCTTCCAGGGTTTACGTTGGATAGTACAGGTCGAATTACAGATGTATGGGCTCACAGTAGAGATTTAGGACCAAGAAAGAAAATAGAGTATGATGACGCAATTACCAGACACAACAACAGTTTAGGAGTATCAGGACCATGATATATTATTACATTGATTTCTTTACCAATATAAGCATAGCATTAATTGTTCTCATAAGTATATTTTCATTATATGCAATTATCCTTTCCAATAAACATAGACTAATAACGTTTTTTCTTGTACCTACAATTATTATAACAGCAATTATGGCATCTTCAACAATATATTCTTTACAAGGAACACCCAAAACTCAAATTCCATTTGAAAAAAATATTGAAATAGTAGCAGTTGATGTACGAAAACCTTTGGTATTCATGTTAGCTATAGACCTTGATTCAGGCAGTCTTGAACCCAAGTACTATGCCTTTCCATATACAAAACAAAGAGCAAGAGTAATGCAAAATATTATGCATCGTGGAAAGTTGAATATGAGTAAAAAAGGAAGAATAGAACTAATGGATGGAGATAGAGGGGGCAATGAATTCGCTGAAGGTGATATATATTTTGTTCCATTAAAATCTCCCCCACCCCCACCAAAAAATAAAGATACCCAAAATAACTTTTTGGGACATTAAGGAGAAAATATGTTTAGATTTTTTACAACCAGAAAATGGTTGTTATGGGCATGGCTCGGATCAGTAGCCATCCTCTCATCACTTTGGATTCAAGTAGAAATTGACGTAAAGATAAATGAATGGTTTGGTCAGTTTTACGATATGATTCAAAAAGCTCTGGCATCACCTAATGCAATTACAATAGGAGAATACTGGGCTAGTTTATTCAGTTTTATATATCTAGCAGGTATATATGTTGCAATAGCAGTAGTGGTAAGTTATTTTACTGCTCACTTTTTATTCCGTTGGAGAACAGCAATGGTTGAGTGGTATCACTCTGTATATGATAAAGCACGTAAAATTGAAGGTGCGGCTCAACGTGTTCAGGAAGATACAATTAAATTTACAAGAATTATGGAAGGACTAGGTACAAGTTTTATTGAAAGTATAATGGTACTTGTACAATTTGTTCCTATTCTATTTGGTTTAAGTATTGGTATTCCAATTTTCTTCTTTGGAGATTGGGAATATGGATTGATAACCGGTGCAATAGTTTGGTCAGTAGGTGGTACATTATTCTTAATTTTACTAGGCTGGTTACTTAGACTAGTAGGAGTAGAATACGATTTACAGAAAAAAGAAGCGGCTTATCGTAAAATATTAGTCATAGCAGAAGATGATGAAAATGTAAGACCAAAAACAATTAATGAATTATTTGATGATGTTCGTTCAATTCATTTTTTAAGTTACATTAGATATCTATATTTTAACGTTGGTAGAATAGCTTATCTTCAAGCTAATGTTTTATCAGCATATGTATTCCTTGCACCTGCCATTGTCGCTGGTGTTGTAACACTTGGTGTTATGCAACAGATTATCAGAGCATTTGGTCGTGTAGAAGGATCTATGCAATATCTATTAAAAGCATGGCCAACAATTATTGAATTAATGAGTGTTTACAAGCGTCTTAGAGAATTTGAACGTCAAATTCAACAAAAATAACAATTGACACCAATTCTATAGTATGCTATATTATTAGAAACAGCCATGTAAAACAGGAGATTGGCAAATGGAACTGATCAGCACATATTGGTCAGTGGATAAAAAAAGACGTGCAGATATAGTACACACGTCAAAAGGATTTGAAGTAGCTCTTTATGAAAATGATGAGTATATGTATAATGTTACGGTACATGAACATAGTGAAGTCTATGCAGAAAGTGCCGCAGAAAATTTTGTAAATTATATAGGATCCTGGAATGATTAATGGAGCAATGAGGCACTAAACAATCTATGTCAAACTTTAACGAATTAGCGGAGGCTTTAAACCGTATGACGGAAGAACAATCTTCAAAAGCGAAAAAAATTAACGAAAAACGAAACACCAAATGGTGGAACAATCTTTCAAGTGACGATAAATTGGAAGCCGTATATGCAGTGATCTCTAGGGTCGCTAAAGCATACGACCATGACGTTAACTATAGAGACCTATTATATAAGGAATTAAAACTTGAGCCAACGGCGTATAACGCCACTAGAGATGCAGGATTATTTGATCTACTAGAAGTACTCAAGGATGCTGATTACCTTGATGATTTACATAATGTAGAACGTTTAGAAGTCGTTGATGACGAAGGGCGTGCCTATGTTAAAGGTAAAAACAAGGTTAAGGAAGTACATTATGTACTTCAAGACGATAAGAAGACCCTAAAAATATTCATCAATACGGAGGTTCCAGATGAAGGTACACATTAAAAATTATCCAGACGAAGATAGTATTTCATATAAATTAGGACTTTATACTCAACAGAAAGTTGACGTAAGGATTGATAAATGGGATACCTGGAGTTTGGACGAAACCCTAGCACATATTATTCACCCTGCTCTAGTACAACTTAAAAATAGTGTGGAAAGTTATCCAGGAGATAAAGAACTTGATATAGATGCTCCTATTAATCTTGAAACAGATGAAGATCGTTGGCAATGGATATTAGGTGAAATGATATTTGCGTTTAAATCAAAACTATATGATTGGGGAGAAGAGTTTACTAGTGGTGAACTTGACTATAATATTGTTAATGACGAATTAGTAAAAGGACCTAATAATACTTTTAAAATTGATCAAAAAGCAATGAAAGAATGTCAAGCCCGTATAGCAAATGGTTTTAGATTATTTGGAAAGTATTACGAACATCTTTGGGATTAACATGGATAGCGAATTAAAAAGATTAAAGAAAGTCGAAAAAGAGTATAATAAATTATCAGATCAAGCTTCAACCTTAGAAGAAAAAATTGAAAATGTGGTTGCTGGAAAAGTTACTCCTTTATACGATAGATCTTGGTATATTAAATGGATAGCAAGTTTTTGTATTTTAATTGGAGTATTATGTCGTTCAGTAGATGAAGTTCCAAAAATTTATGATATAGTCTTTAGTGCGTTTGGTACAGCCGGTTGGTTTTGGGTCGGTATGTTATGGAAAGACAGAGCTCTCATAATGCTGAATGCGGTTTTATGTTTCATTTTATTAATGGGCATTGTTAGATTTTTATTCACAATATAGTATGGAAAATAATAATATAAGAATAGTTTGTTTAGGAAGTAGTCATACTGAAGGCGGTTCATCTGCGGCTGGCATACCAAAAGACTTTGAAAATAGTTGGCCAGGAAAATTACAGGAACAAACAGGATATGATATTCTTAATGCTGGTGAAGCAAGTTATAGTATAGATTTTTGGCCTACTAAATTACTAAACGTAATTGATTATTATAAGCCCACACATCTAATAATGGAAATTAATCGTCCAGAGAAACTGGACGTTGAAATAAGTCGTGATCTAACAGAAAAATCACCACAAGATGCTAAAGATTATCATCCTTTACTAACTAGACAAAATATTACAAGTGCAACAGATAAAACAAATCAGAGATACTGGCCTTTTAGAACAAGTGTAAGTAATAGTGAAGCAATAGATTATTATACTATTTTTAATAAATTAAATAGAGAAGATGTTGAAGAATATTATAATGGTAACTTTCCAAAGGCTGTAGGTGATGCATATAATGAATTGGCTGATGGTGTAATTACAGATATTGAAAAAAGCTGGGTAGCTGATAAACTAAATGAGATTGTTGAAGGAATGGGCGGTCACAAAAAAGATTTAGATTTATTGATTAATTATCTATATTTTAGAGCAGTATATTATGCTGGTAGCGATCAAGATATGGCTAATTATTTTCAAAATATTAATCATATGAAAATGATATGTGATGTAAATAACATTAAGATGTATTGTTTTACTATGCATAAAAAGGAATGGTTAGATAATCAGATATACAAGGATAATTATAAAAAGTTATGGAAAGATATTTGGTTATTTAACGATATAAATTTTCGGCTCAAAGGATGGGTTCAGGAAAGATTTAGTGACAAATACAAAGATACTCTGTGTGATTCCATACATTATTATCCATGGGTATGGGAGATCTGGTGTAAAGAAATGTTAGTTCCTTGGGTAAATACAGAGTGGGAAAAATAAATGATTAGATTAAACAGAAAAATTATTCCAGATTTGGCAAAGTTTATCGAGATGAGATACGATGTTAAAATCCATGATAACAAACATCCTGAGATTATGAAATCTTTTTTAAGATTACAATATTGGCTAAATGAAGAAATACTAGCAAGATACTTCCAATATAATGACGAAGGTAAAGAAGAAGGTGTATACTGGAAACAACAACTTCAATTTGACACAAGAAAAACTGGGCAACGACTAAAAGACAAACTTCAAAAAATGATTGATGAAAATCCTGATACTAAAATTTTAGATCTTGGTTGTGGGGATAACGATTGGAAAGATCGATTAGGTGATAATGTTTTTGGTGTTGATCCATATAATGAAAAAGCAGATGCAAACGTACATATGAGAAATATAGTAAAGAATGACGGTAAATGGGACGTTGTATTATGCTTAGGTAGTATTAACTTTGGTGATGAAGAATCAATTAAAGCTGACCTTGCTAAAGCAGTACATTTATGTAAACCAAAAGGAACACTGATATTTCGCTTAAATCCAGGAATAACACATGATACTCAATATGCAAAATGGGTAGACTTTTTTGAATGGGACGAAGATAAAATTAAAGAATATGCAGACCATTTAAAATGTGACATTGTTGAAATGGATTGGGATCATGAAGAAAATGGTCAATCAATTCGTTGGGGCAATAGACATTATGTTGAATGGAGAAAGCGAGGCGGTTTAAGAGGTGTGGAAAAAGTTTAAGAGTATTGATTTTTGTATAACCAGCTATTGTCAAGCAAAATGTCCTAGCTGTCCTAGAACAGATCCGAATAAAGAAGGCTATCCTAAAGCGGCTTGGTTACCATTAGTACACGTTGATTTTAAAAATTGGACCAATGTTTTACAAGGACAAGATTGGAAAGATCATACTTTCGTTTTTTGTGGTGAACATGGTGATCCAATGATGCACCCAGACATTACAGACTTCGTAAAATACGGATACGATAACGCCAATATAATTCATATACATACAAATGGCGGACTTAGACAGCCAACATGGTATACAGAAATGGCTGAACTATATGGCAAAAAATTATTCATAACATTTAGTATAGACGGACTATCTCAAGAAACAAGTGAGAAATATCGAATAGGAGTTAACTGGAAACGATCATGGGATAATATGATTGCTTTTAGAAACCAGTTAGAAAAAGAAGATAGACTTGGTAAGTTAGTTTGGGATTATATTGTATTTGAACATAACTGGCATGAAATACCAGATGTAGTTAAACAAGCAAAAGAATTAGACATAAGATTACGTATGAAATTAAATACAGGTATCTTTGGTAAATTAACATCAAAAGAAGGGTTGGATTTATTTAATGAATACGTGTAGAGTAGATTGCAGTGCATTAGAAAATCAGGAAGTTGATGTAGACTTTAATTTAAAAGTCTGGCCCTGTTGTATTATGCAAAATCAATATGCTGAATATGGAAAAGTAGGTGATGATTATATTGATAATCTACCAAAAGATTGGAATCAACTAGGAACAAAAACATGGAAACAAATACTAGAACACCCTGTATTCAAAGAATATTTAACACAAAAGATTTGGAATAGCAATAAATGTTCTCCAGTATGTGCCAAATTTTGTGGCAAAGAAGGATTTATGAATTATGACGTCAAAGAATTTTTACCTCAAAAGGATTAATTTTGAACAGATAACACCTATCTGGAATATACTATGGAAAGATAGAAAACAAGAACCTTTCAGTTCAATGACAATGAAAGGAACATTTGATTCAAAAATTAAAGATCTATATAAATTTAGTGCCTTTGGAGTATATGAAAGTGGTAAACTAATAGGAGTGAACGCAGGGCATAAGTCTGGGCAACTAGAATATCGTACACGTGGTCTATGGGTCGCACAGGACTATAGAGGTAATGGCGTAGCTCAAATGTTATTTGCTAAACTGGAAGAACAAGCTAAAGCAGAAGGTGCTCGTTGGCTATGGAGTTTTCCTAGATTAAGTAGTTTACCAGCATATATAAGAGCTGGTTATAATTCATATGGAGATCCTGAGAAAGCAGAGTATGAGCAGAATGTTAGAGCTAAAAAGGATTTAAGTATTGTTACAACTGTTACATTTAGAGAAGGACAGTTAGATAAAAAGTTTGAAGATGAAATTGAAGTTCTAGAACGTCAGCATAAATTACTAGGACAAAATACTGAAGTAAGAAATGGAATAAATCATGTAACTCAGCATTGGTGTAATGATCATTACATTATGTGGAAGTCAGAAAGAAAAGGATTACCTAAACCTGCAACAATGATTGTTGGTGATTTAGATAATCCTAATCACGTTTTATAATAATCTATAACCCGGATTCTGTATTAGATTATCATTTACCTTAGCGTCCTACCCGTTGTCCTGACAGTCGTTAACAACCTATTTGGACTTGCACATATCTGCCTGTGTCCGGTGTTTCCTCAGTTACCTGCGATAATCTGATTATTATAAAATTCTATAATTCTTTCCACCAAAGATAGACGAGTAGTATAATACCGCAGACTCCTACGATACCTAAAACTTCCCAATCTGTCAATAGTAAACTTTCGTATGTATAACGGTGTTCCATTTCTTATCCTTTATCTTGAGCCCAATCAGCATCGGCATAGCCAGCTTCTTTAGCCCAACGTACAAATAATCCTACTTCACGCCCATGAGCCTCAATTTCCCAGGGGGTATCCCAATAAGCAACTTTTTTAGGACTATAGGTTTTGCCACGCCATATAAAACCATCGCCTGTAAGTTCACGTCTTGCATACTGTTTCACATGAACCACTTCGTGTGCAACAGTTTCTAGCAATCTGCGAAGACTCTGCTTCTTATATAGCTCGACTTCAAATTCACGATTAGTATTAGCCAAACACTGGCCTAAACAATCGTCCTCTAATTTAGATTTTAGGATAAATTCAACGTCCAAAGTACGAATCTTTGGCATTAATTGTTTGATTGAATACAAGGCAATACTCTTGACCAACTCTCGTTGTTTCTTATTGCCACCTTTTACGTCAACGATATTTGTCAATTTCTTCTCCTATAGAACTATTTAGCCAAAATCCAAAATTATTAAAACTGTGCTTTAAGTACTAATTTAATGACGAATTAAGTACAGTTTTATTGTCTCCCTCAATTTTGAGAATACACGTGTTAGTAGATAGATTATCTACGTTGCCTACGAATTTGCCAACAAGATGCTCATATTCAGTACCCTTTTGGAAACCGCCTACAATATACCCACGTTTCATGTACCAATCATTACTCTTTTTACCCTTACGGATTTCTCTATCACAATATAGAGTATCCCAACCCTTAGGGTCATATTCCTTTTGATCTTTTACAAAATCTGACTCATAATCATCAGATACTTCCCAGATATCTACCAAAATTTCCATATAAACCAAGTTATCTTTAGTATCTGTTATCAAAGGAATAACAGTCTCAGCCTCTTCTTTTGAAGAAGCCTCAACAATATAAGTTGAACCAGACTTATTTTTCCAATAAGTTGACTTACCATCCCAATCTTCATTATGGGCGGCATAGTTTTCTTCAACTCTGGTTAAAATTGCAAATTTTGTCATCTAATTCTCCTTATTTCTAACTATACTCTTACTATATACTAAGATGTCTTACTTGTCAACCTTTTTTTAGGGTTGAAATCCGTGTTCTTTGAACAAAATATCAAGGATTTCATCGATTGTTTCCCTATCTGTTGATAACTTCTTTTGTGGAGTTAGGTTAATAATCCGCTTAATATGGAAGATTTGTGTATACCTATCCGAATGTTTAGGTATAGCGCCTGCTACTAAAATGGCAAATTGCTTGGTTGTTAGCATTTATGGCTCCTTTTCTAACTATATTTTATGATAACAAGACATCTTACTATTGTCAACCTTTTAGTCATAAAAAAAGCCTTGAAATTCAAGGCTTTAGAAAAGATTTGAAGTTTTTTATACTGCCATTTCCATAAGATCGTCAAATTCCCATACAGTTTTATTACTAGCGCCACCGAATACTCCAATGCCCACACCCTTAATAACGGGCTCTTCCTTGCCCATATACGTGATATTAGGGCCCTGTAGCTCTGCATCTGACATACGGGCTAACTTATGCAGATATTCTGGTTTCATACCGTGTCTTTCAGTCATATCGTACATTTCGAAGTTATTTGTGGTTCCTACAAATTTAAGCTTCACCTGAACCGCTTCAAACTCAGTCATTATAACACAATCATTCTTGCCATTAATAGTTACACTCCATACTTTTTGATTCATTCTAGACTCCTATCCTATTTTTTCAAACGTTACATTAGTATAAGTCTGCTTTACATCACATATTGCATTCCATCTGTACACTCCGAATTTTAAATAAAGCCCGGTAGTAATATTGGAATCAAAAATTACTTCATCTTTATAATCTAAAACAATTTTTATTTTGGCAGAACTACCGCCATTGTAATTAAAATCTGTTTCTATATGATGTTTGCCCGTATATTTTTGAGGAATTTGTGTTTTACCGTCTTCGGAATTAATAAAAATTTTTCGATCATTTATAGTTACAGAAGCAGAAGGACTGCCATGATTTCTATCATCATGTAATTGCATTAAATAAAATACAGGAGCATGAAATAGTTTATCTGCCAATATCTCTACATCAGCATTCCATACATAGTGACCAGGACCAAGATAATCAGTACGTGCTTCTTGACGTTCTTTAAACAAGTATTTTCCTGGCATGGGTTGATTATCTCCAACTGCCGATCCAATTTGTCCTTTATAAGATTTAAATATAAAAGTAGTGGAATTTGGCTGTTCCCAAGTTGAACTACCACTAGGTACCCAGCACATATTCTTCTTAAGTATATCTTTCAAATCCCCAATACCTTTCTTTACAAAACCAACAAGTACCACAATGTTTACTGAAGTCATTTGTATATTCTTCACAACTCCTTGTTAGTGGAAATAATGTTTCCATTACTCCCAATGTATTGTATAATTCGGCTACACCTTTCTTATCAATGTTTATTAATGGTCGAAAACTTTTAAACTCAACTGTTGGACGTAATTCTTTACCTGCATTACGATCATCAGCAGGACCAAAATCCCAATGATCAATTACTTCACTTGGAGGATTTTTTGTAATGCCAACATAGTGACATTGTATTTTTTTACTTAGATATAAACTTTTAACTAAATTCCTTTGGGTAGAATCATATTGTGAAGCTTCTGGACAGTGTCTTACATGATGTTCACCAAATATATTTCCAAACACATCTGTTAAATGTTTAATGACACTTTTTGCAAATGGTTCTTGAAATTCTTTATCTTGATGATTAACAGTAATTGGAATAATAGTTATATCTTTACGTTCTTCTGAAACATACTTCGACAACATATAGGCAACTATAGCACTATCGGTGCCGCCACTTATTTTAAGACCAACTTGTTTAAAGTTAGTGGGTAAATCAATTGTAATATCTTGCTGACTATTTTTAATAATCATATATTGGCTCCTAGCCTACACTGCCTTCTAATGTGACTTCTAGTAATTTGTTTGCTTCAACTGCAAATTCCATTGGTAACTTGCTTACAACTTCTTTAACAAATCCGTTAACAATTAAATTCATTGCTTGTTCTTCATTTAGTCCACGTTGTCTTAAATAGAATAACATCTCTTCTGAAACTTTCGATGTTGTAGCTTCATGATTTAAAGATGCCCGTGAACCGCTTTGTTCAATATATGGTACAGTATTAGCTGAACATTTATCACCAATTAACATACTATCACATTGTGTAAAGTTTTTAGATTGGCTGTTTCCAGCACGACTGTTCATTTTTACTAAACCTCTATATGTTTGTTTTCCTTGTTTTGCACTAATACCCTTTGATACAATCGTTGATGTAGTATTTTTACCCAAGTGTATCATTTTTGTTCCTGTATCTGCTTGTTGTCTATTTGTAGATACGGCAACTGAATAAAATTCACCAGTTGATTCGTCACCTTTTAAAATACAACTAGGATATTTCCAAGTGACTGCTGATCCTGTTTCAACCTGTGTCCAAGTAATTCTACTTTTATAACCTTTACATAATCCTCTTTTAGTAACAAAATTATATACTCCACCTTTACCTGTTTCAGGATCTCCTGGATACCAATTTTGTACTGTTGAATATTTTACTTCTGCTCTTTCTTTAGCAACAATTTCTACACAGGCGGCGTGTAATTGATTTTCATCTCTAGCTGGTGCCGTACAGCCTTCTAAATAACTTACATAAGCATCGTCTTCACATACAATTAATGTTCTTTCAAACTGTCCTGTATTTGCTTGATTAATTCTAAAGTATGTGCTGAGCTCCATAGGGCATCTAACACCCTTTGGAATATAACAAAAAGAACCATCTGTAAATACTGCTGAATTTAAACAAGCGAAGAAGTTATCTCCGTATGGTATAACCGTACCTAAATATTTTTTAACTAAATCAGGATGCTCTTGTACTGCTTCACCAAATGATGAAAATATAACTCCTACCTTTTCTAAATCCTTTTTAAACGTTGTTGCTACTGATACACTATCAAATACTGCATCAACTGCTACACCTGCCAAGGCCGCTTGTTCCTGTGTTGGAATACCTAGTTTCTCAAATGTTGCTAGTACTTCAGGATCAACTTCGTCCATTGATTTTAATTTTGGTTTTGGTGCTGAATAATATGATATAGCTTGGTAATCAATTGGCTCAATATCTAAATCTGCCCAGTTAGGCATTTCCATTGTTTTCCAACGTGCGAATGCTTTTAATCTCCAGTCTAATAACCATTGTGGTTCTTTTTTAAACTTGGATATTCTTTCTACTACTGACTCGTCCAGACCTGGAGGTAGTGTAAAAGATTCAACGTTTGTAGTGAATCCTTGTTCGTATTCTTTCGCTAGGTGTTGATCTAATGCTTGAGCCATGTTACTATCTCTATTTATTACTTGGGTTTCTTGGATCTTGTTCTAAAATTTCTGGTGTCTTAAATTTCTTACCAATAACCTTTGCAACGTAAACAATGGTTGCTATTAATAATGCTGACGATAACATAATGTACATTGTCTTATGAATGTTATCAAATAACCACATTTCATAATCTGATTGTGTTCTTACCATTATATTCCATATTGCGAATGCGAGTGCTTCGTAAATTAAAATAGTTCTAAATAAATTATTCATTATTCAAACCACTTTCTTGTCCATATTAGGAAACCAACACTAACAACCATTACTGCTATTGCTGTCGGATATGGAAATTTCCAACCACCAACAAATAGTGCAATGCCTCCAAATGTAACAGGTAATATTACTTTTAAACCTTGAAATAGTTCTTCAGGGAATATATCCCAATGTGATTTTTTCTTTTTCATTACCAGCCCATATATCCTTTGTATATACATCCTGCAATAACTATAAGTCCTACTAATACTCCAGGTATCAATACAGCCGGGTGCATTCTTTTCATTATATCTTCGTTGTCTTTATCTATTTGTTCTGCTTGTTCTGCTTCTTTTGCTTTACGAGAATATTCTTCTAATGCTCTTTTTTCTAGTTCTTCTCTTCTTTTAAACTCTTCCAGTTTTGATTTAATCATCTTCCTCTTTTTTTATGTGTTTGTAATCAAGATACTGAGAACACCATTCATAAAAAGCACGATCAGTATCAGGCCAGCATTCAGCAAAAACTGGATCTTTCCTATGCTCTTTATATTCTGCTCTCACTTGTTTTTCACTCAGCATCTAATTCTTTTATTGTTAATTTACCATCATACAATTCTTGAAGTTTTTTATACTTTTCCAAGCATTGCTTGACTGTAAGTTTTTTCCATTTTTTAATTCTTGGATTATTTAAGGGAGGGAAAGTTACTTCGTAGTTACGTTTCTTTCTATCCTGCATTACCATCATCTTATACTACCCATCATTACTAATATACAAATATAGAAAAATGCAAACACTAGAACTGGTGCCGCATTTGATATTTTCTTTGTTGTTTTCGGTTCTGGTTTTATCCAATCTGCTGGCATAATATCTCTATCCCAAGCATCACGTCTTGTATCTTTTTTACGTTGATCAACGTGTATGGATAGAGGATCTACTTTATAATCTTCAGGGTTACCCATATTTTTTACTCCAGTTAATTGCCAAGCATTAAACGTCATCTTTTTTAGGCTCGCCCCAATATCCCCATTGATTATGACTAGGGTCTTGTTGCTGTCTGATATGTTCTTCTGAATATTGTGAACTAGTCATATTCATTAATGATGGTTCATCAACAGATTTTTCTCTCTCTAACATTTGTTTTAAGTTAGCTATTCTTTTTTCGATATCGTTTTGTTTTTTCATAAGTTCTACTTGTTGCTCCATAACTTGAAATAATCTTCCTTGTTCATATGAAATGTCGCTATATACTGAAACGTTTTTCATCCTCCAACTTCCTTTCTTCGCTCTTCCTGTGCAATTCTTAGTTTTTCCTCCCATATCGTTATGATATTTGAGATTTTTTGAAATGGATAGTTTTTTGCAACCATCTCATTTCTATACTCTTTTAATTCTTCTAATAGTTCTTCTATCATAAAATTTTCATTAATATTATAACTTGTATGATTAATATAGCAACTGGGAGAATTGTTCTAATCAATTCCATAGTATGATTATATTCATCAAGTTTTCTTTCTAACCAATTTCTTTTATATTTTTTCATAGATTAATGTAATAAGTGTCCAGATGCCACTGCCATTTCTTTTTCAAGATATTGCTCAAAATCCTTAATTTCTTGAATCTTTGTATTTCTCATAGCTTCAAGAACATTAATTGCTTTTTTGAGAGCATCATTAGGACGTTTAAGAGAAGTTAACATTTCAAGAGCAATGTCTAACTCTTCTACGTCTTTTAACAATTCAATCATTGATATTTGCTCCAGTACTCATTCCATAACATATCAAGACCTTCTTCCCAATTATCTTCATCTGAGGAAGATGCTAATAAGCCTGTATGTTTTTTCATGTGATCATAAAGTTCGGAAACGTGTTCACATTCACCAACTTTATCCTCTGCAATAGTGTAGAATTTCTCTACATTATCTTCAATTAAACTGTACATCTTTGCACCCATTTTATACTCCTTTTTATTATTAATTTATAGTCTAATAATATAGTAAGAACTCTTACTTGTCAAGTATTTTTTAGAAAAAAAATGGGGGCAAAAAGCCCCCATTTTAGTTAGATTTGGAGCCTTAATTATGCAAAAGCTCTTCTTCTTGAAATTGTATAAGAAAGAGTTGGTCTTCCTTGGTAACCAGAATCAGCTACTGTTGCTTTTACGTTAAAGCCAGCTTCTCTGATCTCTGATAATCTAGCACCTGGAGATGCGATATCTAAATCGCTTCTTAGGTCATCTAGAGTAAATGAGTTACCGTTACCCCAGTAATTTGCTAGGATAGTTTGATTTTGTGTACCTTCTTTAAAGAATTTAGTACCTGTTGCTTTTTTAGCCATGTTAATGCTCCTTATTTTTTTTATTATATTGTTTAACATAGTCATAATATACACTATTTCGCAATTCTTGTCAACCAAGAATTTAATGCGAAAACAAGGTTTTAGTGCGAAAAATACGTTTTTGGTGTGTAGTAAGACGTCTTACTTATAGTATAACAAATTAACTAAATGCTTATATATAGCGATTTCGAATAAATAGTGGTAGAGAGATTTCGAAAATCGCTCTAATTTGCAAATTAAGAGAGAAGTAACATGATCAGACAAACTAAGATTTATACAGGTGATTTCACACCAACAGGTTGGGAAAGTGGCATTCAAATCCAATCAGCTCAAAAACTACTAAAAGCTGAAGAAAATAAGATTGCTGATATCGAATATGGTGTAAATTCAAAAGGTACCGCGGCATACCTAACACTTATCTTTGAAACTGTAGAAGATAGAATGGCATTCCGTAATACAGGTGGTGCATCAACAGATGGCAATACAGCGAAAGCTGGTGCAATCGCAAAACCAGAAGGTACTAAATATGATGATGATGGTGCAGTAACTATCGCCGAATACATCGAAACTTTATAATGCATTATAAAAAGGAGAGGATTACAAAATCCTTTCCTTTTTTGTCTCTATAATTTTCCAACGCCAATCAGTAGGATTATCAGCATACAGTATATGTTTTAACGTTTTAAGTCTATCAGTATGTTTACCTACTTGTAGTTTCTCAATAAAAGTTTTATATCTTTCAATGTTAGGTATAATTTGAAAATAATCACAAATGAAATGATAGTATTCTATACTACTATCAAGCTCTTCAAATAAAATATGTTCTAGGTTTACAATAAACGAATTTTTATTATACATATTTCTTTTGACAAAATTATGATTTTTATGTAACCACCAGTTATTATTTAAATTATCAAGAGAGAAATCTTTATCGAAACATTTCTTAACTGCCCACATAGGTCTTTGCAATAGTATTTCTTTAAGGTTCTGAGCAGTAATATTCCATCCTTTTCTTTTTATAATTTCTTCTGCTATTGTTAAAAGATGATCATTAGATTCACTTATATACACAGGTTCGTCTAAATATAAGTTAAGGTTTTTATCAATACGCCATATCTCTGTGAACTCATTTACTAGTTGATAATCATTACTTGTATATAATTCAAAGGCATGAAACAATGAATCATGATCTGTATTTTCTACAGAATATGTTCTGCAATCTCTGAGTAATTCTTTGGCGACTTTATGAGGACAAAACTGTGGTAATATTTTTGTATTTTCTTTTGTTTCTAAAAAAGGATTATCATATGGATCTTTACATTGTCGTAATTTTAAAAGAAAGTGATTTGCATATTCTTTAAAGTGAGAAGGTCTAACTACATCTTTTACTACTTCATCTATTAACCTATATGCAAAATCTATAGGTTTACCATTTAAAAATATTGTATTGGTTCTTGGTAAAAATGCTATACCTGTTGATTCAGTAGGAATTGCACATACATCATGACTAAAACTTAATATATGAGATATTATTTTATGTCTGGGATCTGCGTTAATAGGTACAATAATCATTTCAATGCTTTGGCAAGTTCTATCATAGTAGCACTTAGGTTAATCTCTACATCTGCAACCTGTGTATGTTTAACTAATCCATTCCTTATTGCCAAAACGCATTCATCATATTGATCATCTGTTTTTGCATACAAATCAATATTTCTATACAACCAAGTATAGATATCATTGTATTCATCATTACGGGCTTTACTAATAATTAATCTACGTGCTTCTTGTATCTTACCTGCTTTAAATAAGTCAACCATTTGCATACGCCACTCTGCACTAGCACCTTCTTCTTCTGGTTTATGTAACTGCCCGTCAACAACACTCATTTGTACTGTATTGATAGTCTTACGTAAATCAGGATAATTAGCCCTAACCATTGCATCGAGTGTTTCGATATCAAATGTAACTGTATTGTCTGCTAGAATTTCACCAACCCTAACTGTAAAATCTGTTTGATCTAATTGTTCAATATGGAATCCTTGACATCTTGAGTGGATTGCTGGAATAATCATATGCTGATAATTACAAGTTAAGATAAATCTAACTGTAGTGTGATATTGTTCCATTACACCACGTAATGCCGCCTGTCCTTCTGGACTAATATGATCTGCCTCATCTAGTAGGATAATTTTAAAACTTCCCCAAGGCATAGTTTCACTAAATGCCGTAATCTTCTTACGTATCATTTCAACACCATTATCTCTACTGGCATTAATATATAATACGTCAGCCTGTTCAACTTCAAGTTCTTTAATTAATACTTTTGCTAGTGTAGTTTTACCTGTACCAGGACTACCACTAAACAACAAATGCGGAATGCCTCCATCTTTAATCCAAGTTTCAACCTGTCTACGTTGATTACTATCTTTAAATACGTAACTCTTTACACTATCTGGGCGATACTTTTCTACCCACAATTCAGATGCCATTTACTTTTCTCCTCTTGAAGTCCACCATTTATCCAGTACATAATACCAGATTGAATTTACTAAAGGTTCTACTATTGCATCTGTTATTGCTACCCATAATGCAATACCTGGATCCAATATCTTTAAGATAGTGGCCGCAATAAAGAAATGACCAATAGTAAAGATTACAGTACGTAAAAGAGAACCTTTATTACGACTGTAAAAATTAGTCAATATTTCCATATTCTTTCCTTTCTTATTAATATAACATATTTCTTTGATTTTGCAAGTGTTTTAATTAACCTATTGATTGCTGACTATTTCCTGCCAAGACATCTCATTAATGTCTTTCAGCATACTATTAGAGCATTGGTTTATAAACATATATTCGTCCATTAATTCTTGAATGTTTTCTATCTGCATTGTCTGCATATTTTCAGGGATTTGATCTATAATAGAACTAAAATCTTTATTGAATAAGTTATTAACATTTACTATTTTATAGTCTTTACTTTCATTCAATAGACTTTGTTCACTTTTATGTTTCTTTACTAATCTTCTACATAATACTTTAAAATCTATATCTAGTGAATAATCCACAGACTCTGCGGCACCTGTACTATACTCCATCATCAAATGATGATGTCTATGTTTACTATTAGGTAGATCAAGTATTGTAGTAAATTTTATATTATCTTTAAAAATATTAGCTATTGATCTAATATCAGGAGTATTAAAATAAAAACTCATTTCTTTACGATCATGAAATTCTTTAAGTTCATTAGCTAGATTTACTACTTGTATAAATTTTTCAAACTTACTATCAGCATTTGGTTCTCTTATATCATTATAGGCTGTTTGTAAATATTTGTTTCTATGTATTCTATAATCATCACAATGTCTAAGATATAAACCTAATGTACCAGGATAACACTGCCACATATCTATATCTTTTTTAAACATTAATCGATTAATGATTCTACTAGTTAATTCATTTAATGTATGCCCTGGACCGGCAACAACTATTATCCTTGATGTCATTTACACGCCTTCATCATTTCAACCATTTGATTAAATCCATTGGCTCTATTCATTGATAACAAACTTCTTAATCCCATTTCAGTAAATGTTTCCGTTGTAACTTCTGCAATTTCTTCAGGAGTAGCATTATTGAAACAATCAACTAGTATAGCCGCATAACCAGCACTAATCATTCCATCGCTATATGCTTTATACTGATCATTTTCTTTATCAACATGAAGTTTGAATTGACAGTAACTAACTCTATTTTGTTCTGTTCTTTTATTTTCACTTAATTCATTATCTTTTAGTTTTTTACCTAAATCAATTACATGGGTATAAACGGCAGTTTCATCTCCCATTGAACCAATTAATTCAAGTTCTTCTTTATAATGAGCTATACGTTCTTTCATACTCATAATTCTAAATACTCCTTTAAGTATTCTGCTAACCAATTATGTTGATCTTGATCAGGGTGTTGTTGTTTTCTATCTTTTGCACTTTTATCAGTATCTTCATAATATGCATCGTTCCAACATTTGTTATTCCATAATGTAGGTACATCTACTTTTACTACATCATTAAAACTAAAAAAGAAAACAGGCTTTACTCTCATATTAGAAAGTATCATATATGTTCCTTCAACTAAATTTTTACTCTGCATATATAACATCTCATCATTATTAAAAAATGATTCAAACTCTTTAGGGTGAGTACTAGGCTTTATAGTAGTTTGCCCTAATCTATCTTTGCGTTCATGAAAATGTTGAAATGCATTTATTCTACTATATGCTGACCAGCCAATTATAGCAATATCTGGCTTCACTCTATTGCAATATTCTACAGTTCTATTTGCTATTGCTTGGTTGCTAGACCCACTCCAGGCATCATTGTGGGCTTCTATGAGCGCCGGAAAGGCTGTTTTCGTGTTGTCTATGTTTAATGGATTGTTGTCTACAAGCTCTTGCCCCATTACAAATGAACAACCGTTGGCGTATAATTTCATCCTACTACCACATTTTTCATTAGAACACTATGTCTGGTTCTAGTACATTGTGGAACACTATGAAATGTATTAGGTCCACAGTTAAATATCCATGCTCTGTTAGGTAACATATCAATTGGTTTATCGTTAAGTCCACTACTATCAGTTATATCGTGTAGTAATACACCATCTTCATGAGCCAGATCGTCCAACGGTAGATATATCTGTAAACTTACAATATGTTTATTATTCTTTTTAATATCGTTATGCTCACCTAATCTAAATCCTTTTTCACACTTATGAATATCACACCGCATAAAATTAAACTTTTCTTGAATTTTAAACCTGTTTCTTAATACATCAGTAATTATATCACTTTCAAAAACACGATACCAATCATTCCAGAATTCTTTATGTTCTGTTGATTCTCTGGTATCAATAATAGTTTGAAATTCTTTAGCGGCACCTTCTTTAATTCCAGTATTAGTTTGTTCAACTACTTCTACAATTTCTTCAAATACATGATTGGGCAGAAAATTATCAATAATTAAATGTTCCCATGGTTCTGTTTGCATAGGTGCCCATTGAATTTTTTCAGCCAAAGATTCTATCATTTATATTTTTCTCCCATTTCCAACATTCGTTCTTTATATTCTTCATAAAGAGCTGGATCTGATTTACTGCCAGTACCGTCTACTCCAAAATTACAACTTGCTAATACTAGCATGATGAATACTATAACCCATCCTACTTTTTTAGATATACGTAAAAAATGATCATAGGCTTCTTCCGCCTGTTGTTGTGCAACTTTTTTTACTTCTTCACTCAATTGATTACCTCTCTAATTTGTTGAATCTTACTGAGAATAGTTTCTTCTTTCCTTTACCAGTTATAATAACAGGTTGTCCGTGATCATCAAGTTCTATACCCTTAATTTTAGTATTGACATTTTTAAAACGTCCTGCCTTAATCTGATCACCAACTTTAATAGTTAGCTTGTACTCTTTCATTTGGCTTTCCCAGGCTTATCAGAACGAGGAATAAATTTTACTTTTTTATTGTTTTTCTTATTTTTATTGTTTTGCCACTTTTGTTTTTTCTTTTCTCTTTTTTCCGCTTTTTCTTTGCGGTACTCAGTAACAATAGCTTTTAACTTAGAAAAACTTTCATCGTCCAAACCTGCAAATATTCCTTTGCCGTCTGATCTACTTTGCCTTTTATCTCTATTAGGATTATATTTTTTTCTATTTTGGTCTTTCATATTTTAATTTAGTTTCATATTTTTCATTAATTCAAATAAATCAAGAACTGTATTTGGAGCCGCCCAATATTCTTTCTCAATCCACTCTTGCTTTTTTGTTATGTAAGGTGTAGAAAAACTATGGTCTCCGTTCGAATTACTAAATGTACAATAATTCCACACTCTACATATACACGGTAACGCCGTCATTCCTAGGCGAGGTGCTAGGTAAATTCTGTGGTTACCAGTATTTAATCGTACTCTGCGACTAAAAACTCCAACACCAATCTCTACTGGCTCAGTAATGCCATTTTTCATGATGTCTTCTATAAGTTCCAAATCATTATTAGGACTTGGTGTTTCACAACGCCAATCTTTTAAAATTGGCACCGGTATATTCTGTATCATTTCTCGTGGGTAATTATGTTCCACTTATATTATTCCGGTAATGTATCTGTATTTTCCCCGTCCCAAACTGCATAGCCTCTGCCATCATTATTTGGTTTGTAGTAGGGATCATTGAAGTTAGGATCATCTATACCTGTAACTCTTTTTACTTCAGGTACATAATGTTTTAACATCTGCTCAACTCCCATTTTAAGAGTTATACTACTACTAGCACAACCACTACAACTACCACTCAATAGCATAAGAGCATCTCCAGTTTCCATATCAAAGTCTTCAAGTTTAACAACTCCACCATGAGATGCCACTGCTGGTTGAACTTTAGATTCAACTACTTGATTTATTTCTTTGACTATTTCTTCTTTCGTTCTTTTTTCCATTTGCTTTCTTCTTTATTATTGATAGTAGCTTTCTAGCTTTTCTTACTTTTCCTAAACAGTTGGCTATTAAAAATTGTCTAACTAACTTCTTAGATTTCACTAATATGTCTCTACTATTTTATCTGCAATCTTATATTTAACTGCTTCTTCTGCACTTAACCATACATCTTCAGCTGGTAATAATACTTCTCTAATTACTTTTTCTGATAATCCTGTACACTTTTTATAATGTTTCAGCATACGTTCTGTTGATAGTTCAAACTCTTTAACACGAGCAAATAGTTCGTGTTCTTTACCGCCTGATCCCCAACTGTACTGATGTGATAGAATACTAGTATTAGGCGTAATGACTCTGTTTCCTTTTTCACCTGCCATAAATGTTAGTATACCACAACTTGCAATAAGTCCTAGACCTACTGTATGTACTGGAATTGCTGAACCTTTCATAGTGTCAATTAATGCAAAGGCGGCATGAACACTGCCTCCTGGGCTATTAATAACTAATGTAAGTTTCTTTGGTCTTTCTGATTCTGGAAGTAAGTTCTTTTCCATTATCCATTTAACTATAGGAGCAGTCGCTTCATAAGTAAATCCATCTGCCATATAATAATAGCCACTATCCCATAACACCTGTCCAGGTTGTTTTGGTGGGATCATTGGATTCTTACCCGGACTTGCTCCTCCGGTTTCTTTTAAAGCTTCGCTCATCGAGCCGATAGCTTTGTGTAGTTTTTCTACGTCCATTTAATTTACTCCATGGGGTTAGTATCAGAAATGCCAAGACACTCTTCGTTATCCAGTAAGTATATCATTTCATCGTTTATTTTTACACCGTTACTCCAACGGCCATGTGATACGTAAAGATACTGACCTTCATTAACCCAGTCAATATTTTTACCAACACTAATTGCTTGGAACCATCGTGGTCGAATACCACTAACATCTTGATCTTTATCCGCTAGTAGAATTCCGCTTTTAAGTTTTCTGTAGCCACCTGGTTTTTCTACCATATGTGCTAGTATTTTATTTGGTAATGCCTTAACTTGCGACATCTCTTTCCTCCATACTGCCATCTGAATATTCAATCTCTACATACTTAGACCCATCTTCACGGGTTCTTTCTGTTTCATTTAATATGGTAATTTTAGTCTCTTTTGCATCTTCACTATCTTGTTTGATGCTAACTTTTTCAGCCGATTTCTTTTCTGCTTTATAATATTCTTTAGCAACTTTTTCACGGCTTACTTTTACGTTACCTCGACTATCAATAATGTCTCCTCTTGCATTAACAGGTACATTACTAATTGCTCTAGTATCTCCCTGTTTCTCTGCAAGGGCAGACATATTGATATTCTTGCCTCTTGCTGTCTTTACTGTTTTCATTTTAGAAACTCCTTGATATCAAGTTTATATTTTACACTGTCAACACGATGTACGCCCAACAGATTAAGACAATAACTCGCGACACTACTGCCTCTGCCAACACCTAATATGATGTTGTCATTTTCACAAGTATCTACCAGATACTTAAGAAACTTTAAAACTGGAAACATTCCACGTTTTTTAAATTCTTCTAATTCTAATTTTACCCGATTCTGATAATCAGAATTAACTGGGCATTTATCTATTAAGTATTTATATAAGTCCAGATTATAATATTCTTCTGGCATATACCATTGACTAGTACACCTTTCAACAAAATCATTTGACTTATCTTCTGCTTCAACTTTTATTTTTTCATCTATATCTGTTGTTTGGCACATATGATTATAGATGTTAATAGGATCTATATCCGAAAATATAGCTGAATCGATATCTTTATTATTAAGCCAAGACGTAATTACGTCTTGCTCATTTAGTATCATCTGGTTGTTCTTGTTCAATTGAACCAATCTCCAATGTTCCTTGTTCTTTTTCTTTTCTTCCATTTAAACCCATCTTCATTTCAGTTATCATATCTGCTTTCTTTTCAGCAATAATATCTATAACTGCTTTGATCTGGTGTTGTATTTCTAACTGTTGACTTATTGCTCTATCATAATTTTTCATAACCATCTTTTCATAGTTACAAACTTCTTCAAAAGACAATTCATCTAACTTTTTACCTTCGTATACTAACATATCTTCAATCATTAGTCAAACCTTTTATAGAGTCTTTCAGCATAATCTAGGCCTTTCTTGGTATGCTCCAAGGCATCTTGGCACTCTTTTTTCCAATTATCTATTGGTGCTTGTTCGATAAACATCAATAACTTGTGATATTCTTTTTCATCAGCATCCAATAGGGCTCCGCAATCTACATAATGTATTGGAGCATGATCATACTTCTCAAAACGGTACATTTCTGTATATAGCCATTCATGCCAATTTGTTGGATATCCATGTACCTGATTTCTCATATCTATGAGTCCATAATTTTTGTCTTTAATATATGGAATGATTATTCCTTTTGTTTTAATTGGTTTTAGATACTGATTGTATTGTTCATCAGTAATCATACACCCATGATCTGGTTGTGTTTTAGAGCATACTTTTTTCCAATTTTTATTAGTATGAGATCCATTTTTATTTACAAAATGATCAATATGTTCTTGATAGGTAGTTTTATGTCGTTTGTGTTTTGGTTCTTCATTATCTATCCACATCCACCAACAACCATTAAATGTATGATGCTCACCATTATCCCATCTTTCTAAATCTGTAAATCCTGGGAAATCCTTATGTTGATTAATTAACCAAGAAATCCATGTTCCCATTAATCCCCTGGTATATAATACCCAATATTGATCAAAATCAGAGGTCATTTTCTTTTCTATTCTCACTTTTATAAACGGAAAACTCTCCACCAGGATATCTGGATTTTAGTTTCTCAACATTTTCCGCCATTACTTCAGCTGGGTCAAGCCCCAGAGCACGACAAGAATTGATCCAATACCACATAATATCACCAAGTTCTCGTTTGCAATGAAATATAGTTTCATCGTTAAGAGGTTTACCTTGGAAGATACATTTTTTAATAATTTCACTAAACTCTCCTCCTTCGCTAGCCATTCCAATAGCACCAGTTAATAATAATGCCATCTTTACTTTTGTTTGTGTTTCCAGTTCAACCATACGTTCATTCATAAATGAACTATAATTGGACTGATCACTTGTAACTGCTCCTACGAATTCGACATAGGCGCCTAAGTCAATCTCTTTAGTCATTGATTTTTTTCCTTATAGATAATTTGTTCTAATGTATGTTGTGATTTTATCATAAAAATTTTCGTAATCTTTTACAATGGGATAGTTATCATATTCGTCTTTCGGTGAAGCTTCTTTATTTTCAACCTGCCCCAGAGTATTTAGATTAAGATATGTATCATATACTGCACGTAAATTTTTAGCTCTTTTTCCAAATCTGCCAGTAGCCATTTATTTCTCCTTTCTTACAAATTTTATATTACAGTATCCACAAACAGCAAATCCATTTTCAGGAATACTATAATACACTTTTGGGTGATCGCCTTCCGGCTCGCCAGTACAACTGACTCTATCATCATCAACTTCAATTACTTTTTCATTAGTCTCTGAAGTCATTATCCATGCCATCATCAAATGCTTGTTGATTTTGTTCTACCATATCCATATCAAAATTAACACTTTCACCACAACCACAAGCTGACTCAGCCGCAGGTGTTTCAATTTCAAGAGTAGCACCAAATACATCTTTCTTGTAATCAACAGTCGCACCAAACAAGTACATTAAACTTGGTCCGTCCACTACTAATTTTGAACCGTTATATAAATCAATTACTTCATCATTCTTTGTATCGATTTGGGATTCATCAATTAGTGTCCAGTCATAACTAAAACCAGCACAACCACCGCCTTTAACGCCTAGTTTTACTAGTTTTTCTTGAGCATCGCCAATACCTTTAATATGATCAGCGGCACCTTCTGTTATGTTTATCATTTCTCTATCTCCAATGCAGACCAAATGTCGAGGTTAACTAAATCAGGATTATTAATATATTTTAAATTAATAATAGTAGTTACTCCTTCAACTCTTGCACCGGTTTGACCAATAAGTTTTGATGTAGCAATCATGCTACCACCAGTAGCAATAAGGTCATCAGCTATTAAAACTCTACTTGTATGCCCTAATATACCTTCTTGTAGGGTAAGTGTATCAGTGCCATACTCTAGCTGGTAAGATTCTTCTAATAGCTTACCCGGGTATTTAGCACCTTTTTTACGTACCATACAGAAAGGAATATTCATTACTTGTGATAATGCTGATCCATATACAAAGCCTCTGCTTTCAATGCCTATAATATGTGTAGGATGAATGTGACTCATTTCTTCTGCCATTTCCATTACTAATGGTGTCCACAAGTCGCTTGAGAATAAACTATTTACATCATAGAAGTTAACTCCCTTTACAGGGTAATCAGGTACTGTTCTAACGTTCTTTTTAATTAAATCTTTATATGTGTTTGTTCTCATTTTCTACTCCTGATCTTCACACTTACAGAATCCGCATACATCATTTGCACACTTTTTACATATACCATCACCTTTACAATGGCAGGGGTGACCGCATCTTTTACACTTTTTCTTATTATCCTGTTCTATTGTTTTAGTTCGCTTTCCAATTTCTTTATTTTGTCTCCAAGGATCTTAAGTTCATCTAAACCTCTATATCCATATTCTGTATATCCTATATCAGCCTGTGTTTCAACATGATATCCTTTTGCCCAATGATACCATTCATTAGATCTCTTCTTTGCTTCAATATGATCAGGGTGTTTACGCCACTTTTCTACAGATACTTTATCTTTCCATGTACTAACAGTAATTTCAATGTCATCTATTTCTTCACTAGTAATATCTAAAAATCCTTCTTGCTCTTCAGCAAGTTCTCTAATCTTTTTACTCATATCCTGATATTCAGAATTTAAATCTTTAATTTTTGCAATGAAAAATACTTTAACTGCCATCCACTTCTCCTTTCTTATTGTTCTATTGCATCACATGGTTGCTCGATATCTATATGGTGTTGACAATTCCATGTAAATAATTCATCTATTTGTTGATCTAATCTAGCGAATTCCCAAAACTTATTAAAAGAATCTTTGTTATTCCAGCAACAAACTATAGTTACAACATCTCTGACCATAGCATACTCAGCCCAACAACAATCTTTTTGATCTCTGGAAACTTCTAATGAATTTTCGATCCATGAAATTGCTTCATCTTTATCTTTACAACCAGCAATGAAAATATGCTTCATAGCCATATAATTTAATCTCCTTTACCTGGGTTCTCACTAAGATCTGCCATCTTATCTGGAACGTCAGGATTATCTACTCTATTGTACTTATCTGCATCTGGTAGCTTCTCCAACTGTTTTGTTAGATTAGGCCACTGTTCTGCAAGTCTTTTGTTTAAGGCAACCCAATCAACTGGATCGTCTGGTGATAATTCTGCGTCACTAACAATAGCTTCTGCAGGACATTCTGGTTCACATACTCCACAATCAATACATTCATCTGGATTAATTGCTAAAAAATTTTCACCTTCATAAAAACAATCTACAGGACAGACTTCTACACAATCCGTAAATTTACATTTTATACAATTCTCTTTGACTACGAAAGTCATACATGGTTCCCTCGCTTACCAGCCTAAAATCAGTTTAGCTTCGTCGCTCATTTTATCAGGTCCAAAAGGCGGATCGAAAGTAACATCAACATCACAAGTTTCAATGCTTTCTGCTTTACACACGGCTTCATGTACATCAGATACAATCATATCAGCCGCTGGGCAAAATGCACTTGTCAGGGTCATTGTAATATTAACGTGTGACTCTTTAATATCAATGTTATATATGAGACCTAAATCATATACATTAATACTTATCTCAGGATCGTAGACTTCCTTAAGATTTGTAATTATTTCGTCCTTTATTTTGTCCACTATATCTTCCAACTTTTTAGCTGATCTTTCGTAGGTTTCATAGGTTCGCACTTTTCTATCTTACCACCTTTAGCTAAAAATTTTGCCATCTTTTCATCTAGGTTTCTTTGATTCTCTGCTGGCGAAGGGATTAAATAATCTTTCTTTGTTTTATTACTTTTTGTCGTTTTTGAATCTTTGTTCATCATGTTTCTCTATGGCTTTTAGGATTATAAACATTACAAAGACACCAAAAGGTACGCCTATCATTAACATTAATATTCCATCACTTACTGACATAAATCTCCTAACATCCTTGTTCGGTTAAATCATACATATCCATTGGATCACTTGCATCTGATTCAACAATTTTTTGAACTGAAAACGGAGTATAGATAGCACTATTGGCTCCATGTTCTGAGCATTCAACCTGCTCAACCCAACAACGTCCTTCTGACGCATCTCTAACAAGTTTGTCAGCAAAGTCAAAGGCGTGTTTTGCAAATTTTTCTACACCAACACCATTAAACTCTACTACTTCACATAAGTCTTTTTCTTGTAAATTATAAAACTCTTGTTTATGTGGATCATTAACATCTATACAAGTTTTGTGATCAAAGTGATCTTCGAGCCACTTCTTTAAAGGTTTTAAACCGCCAAAGTCTACTGCCCAATTTTTGTTATCTAATTCATTACAACCAAATGTAAACTTAAATGCAAGGCTGTAACCATGTAGCAAATGACAATGTGAATGATCAGCATTAGGTTGTCTAAATACTGCACTCAATCCAATGTTATGCCCATATGTTTTTGTACTATAAAAAGCCATTTATTTTCTCCTATATTGTGCGGCAGAGTATTTTACGAGGGATGACGCTCTAGACCTCTTGTTATTCATATTATTATAATAAGCTAAAAACATAGATTTGTCAATTACTTATTATTTAAATAATGCCATAAATCCATAGCATATTTTCTCCATTTTTGCTTAAATCCTAAGAAATTAGGACCTTCGCTAAATCTTATATTTTCCCAATCTTTATCACTGCTTGGCGGATTCCATTCAGCATCTTTTGGGTTCTTTTCAAATGCAGGGTAAACTTCATACCAGGGTTCAATATCACGTTGTTTAATATCTTCATGCATCAGACTATAAGAATTTGTAGCTAAAGATAAGGGAGGAACAACCATATTATGTTCTGGCCAATGTACATAAATTGCTTTTACATTAGGCTTTTTTGCTAACCACAATGCCATTAATCTGCCACTGCCTGGATGAACTCTGTATCTATTGTTCCAGGGCTCATGTAATAATTGCACTGGAAACATTAATTGTCCATATTCCTGTATTTGATCTTTTAACCACCAAACTTTGGCGGCATCGTCTAGTATAGTCCTATTCCACATATTGTTATCTGTAACTTCAGTCTCAACAAAATCCATTATATTTTCAAATGGTATTTGTTTAAATTCATCAAATAGTTTATCTATTTCTTTTTGTGGATTACCTAACCAATCCCAATCACAAAAAGTAGTATATACTTCACCACCAAGCTCTGTATGTTTAGAGAACCATTTTTGGAGTACTGATATGTTTGAATATTGCTTCATGCCATTCTTTACCAGGATGAGTTCCATCTGATCCATAACTATTCATTTGAGCATGATCAAAAGGTTTTGTTACTGTTAATTCTTTTATATCTATATTTAGTGCCATACAATAACATTGTAATAAGAGTTGATTTTTTTCATAATTATAATTGTCAGAAAACTCGTTTGATTGTTCCAATGCTGATGCAAACCAAGCGGTGTTATAATTTGCTTCAGTTTTAAATCTTAATGTTTCCCCAGTATCGTCTATTATTTCTCTACGAGTAGCAAATGTCCACATTACATAAATTTTTTCTGGCTTAAATTCGTTACAATAGTTTATAGCCATTCTAACAATTTTATCGTTACTATTTCCTTCAAGCCCACAATTAACAATACCTAGTAAACTAGGCCAAGTTAGTTTTTCTTCAACACCTGTACCTTTTGTAAAACTACAGCCAAAGGCGGCTGGAACTCCAGGTCCTGGTTGGACTAGAGTTCTCAATTTATTATAATCGTCGCCTATTTGTGGTTTTGAAAAATCACGATCAAAATACATTAGGGTCTGCCCCAACGATAAAATATATGTTGACCAATCTGTGTTACCTTTGCCATTCCACGATCATGAATCCAATTAGGTTTTACGTATGATGCATGATAATGAGTTGACCCTTCTGTAATATCTGCTATTGCATATCCATTATCCCAAGCATCAAAAATTATACCTGCAATATCGTTTGCTAAAATAAATGCATCGTTATCATACATGACATCTTTTTTACCATCACAATACCAACTGAACTGACACCTATTCTTTTTAGGCCAATATATACGTTCTTCATCAGCTAAATCTTTATGTTGCCTAGTTTTCCAGCTTTCTTTAACAGGGCCTTCTTTAACTACTGCACATACTCCATCTGGATATCGATCATCTAATACCCTATTCATTGTTACTAGAGCTACTGCATACATACCAGCATAACCATCACTTCGTGCTTCGTGATACATATTTTGTACTAGACAGGAAAATTCTTCAGCATCTAAAGTAGCAAAATTATCCATATCAATATAAAATTCATTATCAATTTCTAAATAATTTTGTGGTGGATTACCTGTTGTATCTGCCTTAACTTGAGTTGGCGGGTAATGTGAAAATACAAATACTCCAATCGCTAGTGTGAGTCCAAAAAGAGTATTAAAAATACCTGATAATATTTTCATTATCCTTCTACCTTTCTTTTAATCATTGATGCATTAATTTTTGTAACAGTTCTACCAAAAGGAGTAGCCTGTGCTAGATCTTGAACTTCAACAGTTTTACGATTCATTTTTATAATCGTACCCTGTTTAGTTAGACCTCCATACTCCCATTCAATTTTATCGCCTCGTTTAAGACCAGTTCTATTTTTATTACCAATAAATGTTTGTTGCCTTCTCCAAGCATCAGCAATAACATTTAGATCACCCTGGTTATCAATTCTACGAAGAGCTTCTAAAACATCATTAAGTTTTTCTGACATTATGCAACCTCCTTAAAACCAAAACTAGCAACCACGTGTTTGTTGCCATCAGGGTCAATTACAATATCACCAACACTGACACTATGCATAGGAGCAAGTCGTTCAATGTTTTCTTCAGGACCAATATTACCAGTTTCAAAAACACCTTCAAGACCTTTTGTAGTCGTAATGTTTGAAACGTGGGTATAATAACCTTTATCAAATGCTGATTTTGCAATAGAGCCTGCATTATCTGCAAAAGACATATCCAATTTCATTTTATGACTTTCTACAGAGTTATGTCCTTCAGCATTAATTTTGTCTACTTCTGCTTCTGTTAGACGAATTTGATGTACCTGATACTGCATATTAAAGTCCTCTCTGTTGCATTTCAATTCTAATACACTTCATATAGTTCTCTTTACTAGGAACCATATTGTGCTTCTTACAAAGTTTCTTAGCCTGTGGCGTAACAAACCCTTTAGATTCCAATATATCTAATGGACTTTCACCTGCCTTATACCTACCAAAGTATTCGTCAGTAGTGAAATTCTTGATTAAGAAATTTTTAAAAGCACCTGCAAACTTAACATATTTGAATCTAGCAACAAATTCATTGTTACCATAATGTTGTCCAGGTAAATTGTATGTTAAATACATACCATCATAATTAAAATTTTCTTTTTTAAACATATATTGCATCTCCTTTTTTAACTTATACTCTTATAATATAGTAAGATGCCTTACCTGTCAACCTTTTTATGCGTTTTTTTCGATAAAAAACATCAATAAAATCAAGGCTTTTTAATTTTTTTTGAAATAAATTTAAGGATTTTGAACAAAATCTGCTGGAATAAACGTTTTCCAGCCCGTACTATGGTAGCCTTCATACAAATTTAGTGTACTATTATACCATATTGTACCTACTACAGGATTAGATGGTCTTGTAACTGGATCAGTTGAAACTTGAGATCCTACTATATCTGTAGGAATAGCTGATTTCCATGTTGAAGGTGTTCCCTGATACACTTCAAATAGATCTGTTTCTGTATTATAACGTATGAATCCTGAGTCTGCTGAAAGAACTGGCTGTGATGTAAATGGGCCTGCCGGTGCTATGATTGTTTGATCTGGATTGGTAGTTAAATCGTTAATTGAAATAGTCATTATGTTGTCTCGTTATATGTAGAAGGAATAAGTTGTTTCCATTCTGTACCATTATAGCCTTCAAACATTTTTGTATCAGTGTTGAACCACATTTGACCTTCTACTGGACTTGTAGGTCTTGCGGCTGTACTTCCTTTTGGAAGAACAAATGTTGTTGAGATTTCGACTTCAGTGGCTTCTAACTTATCAAGAGTTAGATCTGCTTTTGATATTTGTAAAGGATTGACGTCATTAGGAGTTGCTGAAGTTAATGTTACACTGTCAATTAAGTAAAATTTTTGTTCAGCACTATCTCTTACTAAACCGGTATATGTATTTGCACCAATTTTTCCTAGAATACCAATATCAGTAGGAGTAGTATTCCCTTTACCAAGAACCATAAGGCTATCGGTAAAGTCAACTACTTCACTTGTTGTTACTGCTAGATTAATTTTTCTAAAAGCCATCTGTTATCCTATATTATATACACAGATATTTATCTTATCCAAGCTCAAATAGACTACTAAATGTATTCTTACCCTCGCTGGCTGACAAATCCCACTTCATAACGCCTAAAAGATTATCTATTTTCTTAGTAATAATAGCTTGTTCCATAGCATCGTCATCAAATGGCAGTTCTTTAAACCAATGTGGAATACGTTGTTCATCTGTAGGATAACCAATACTAGTGATTCCCATAGGATTACGTTTTAGCTTACATACAATAGTTTTCATACCATCATTAATTGATATACTGTGCTGATCATTGTGCATATCTTTAAGCCTATTCCAATTAATTGCGGCTAGGGCATGACCCACACTACATTTACCAGTACGTTCAAATGTTTTTGTATGATTAGTTAAATTGTTTACACGTTTAGGTGTTCCTTTTTGCCAACTTGGCATTTGTCTAAATTCTTTACGAAACTGTAGAATACGTTCCATTACTTTATCCTCAGTTTTATCAGTCAATACCATAACAAGTAATTCATTTAAAAACTCTTGCATAAATGCTGGCGTATCACTACGTTTTAAATCCAATCCCATTGCTTTAATTTTACCTGGCTTGCCGTCCACATCTGTACGTTTACCTTCATCATCATATACTAAAATTGCATAACGTTTTTTAGTAATAAAGATTCCTGCACTACCTACAATTTCTCTACCTGCTTCAATAATTTTACCTAGTTCTTCAGTTGTATGAAATGCGTCCTGCATATATTTTGGAAAACTATCGTTAACTTCTTCGCAAACTGCTTCATAGAATTGAGTAATTTTTTCTTTACTCCATTCAACAGTACCAGCTTTAATATCATCTTTTAAAATAGGATATGCACTAAAATATGCTGAATCAGTATCACCATAAACAATAGCATCTCCATAATGATCATACTTGCCTGTAATAACTTCATTAAGTTTTCCTGCCATATGTTTTGCAATACATCTACCAGTTAGAGTAGTACTCTGTCCTAAACGTGCATCAAAAAATCTACTACCAGGATTCAGTAATGCACCATATAAACTGTTCAAGTTAATCTTTTTAACAAGTTGACGTTTATCCCAATATTCAAAACGTTCATTATCGCCTTCCTGTCTAGATTGAAATGCTTTTGTTCTCATTTCTTTACGTTCTTCATACCAATGTTCTAGTAGTCCAGGAACGATTCCTTTTTTCTCATAAGTAAATATTGTACCATTTGCCGTTATAAGCCAGGGTTGATCATTTTCAAAAATTAGTTTATATGCTTCAGCACCTGTTGCCCTAACATTAGAACCATCTTCAAAGTCAATGATAAGTGTTTCTTCCTCATCTTTTGCCATTACAAGATCATATTCTTTTGTAGCAAATTTACCTTCCCAGGCTTTTGCAATTTCTCCATTATGCTCTTCAATCATTGCATCTGTAAATGTATGCCTTACTTGTCCAACAATAGTTTCTGTACTCATATTCAAACTACGTAAGATACTAGGATATAGACTGTTCAAGTCAATACTACCAATCCATTTATGCATACCTTTTTTAGGAGTTGCTACATATGCACCTGCGGCTTGATTATTCTTACTTGCACCACGTACTTTGTCAGGAACAATGAACCCACGTGCATGAGCTTCATTAATAATAGCCATATCAGTTTGTGCAACCGCACCCATTGTTGTTTGAAGTAAAACTGTATTAGAGTGTGCTAATACATTTGCTAGATCAATAAATTGTAGTTTATCATCAAGACGTACAATTAGATCAACATCCTGTCTATTATAAGAAATAAAAGTTTCGAAATCCTGATTATAGAGTTGATCTAGTGTGCCGTCATATGCAACCTTACGTTCACCCAATTCATGTTCACCAATAGCATCTAAACTGTAACTATGCATTTCATGATATGTATACTTACGATATAATGCTAGATAATCTAAATGTACTCTACCTTGTAGAACATATGTTTGTTGTTCTCTACCAAATTGTGTAATAGTTTTACTTTCAGGAACTTTATTCCATAAGCAGAGTTTACGTGTATGGCTTTTACTTAAAACTTTGTTTATACGATTAACTATATATGGAATATCATATGTTTCACTATTCCAGCCAGTTAACACATCTGCATCATCAATTAAATCCAGGAATGCTTCAAGCATTTCTTTTTCTGTATCAAATAAAATTGTATCTTCAAACTTGTTTATAATTTCCTGTGCCTGCTCTTTTCGCATAGATTTAGGCTTAACACAAAAACAAAACGTTCTATGTAACCAATTTAAATGAACACCAATAGTATTAATAGCATTAAATGGATCAGCAGGTTCAGCAAATCCACGAACACTATTAAAATCAACCTCAATATCAAAGTATGCAATATTAAGTTTAGGAGCATCCTTAGACATATAATTATCAGCTAAACAACGGAATACAGGGTTGACATCACTTTCAAATAGACCTTTATTGGCGTGTATCTTCTTTTCAGTAGCAAATTTTTTGCCAGAGTTACTTACTACACGTTCAAGTTTATCTCCAAATATACTTGTATACTTTCCCCTAGGATCTGGATAATAGAAAGTATATCTAGCAGGATATTCTTTAAATACACGTTTTCCGTCTATACGTTCTACAACGTGTACAATATCTTTATCACGATCAATATATGCGTCTACATAGCTCATTTTTTAATTATACTACCATCTATCATGTTGTCAATATTATCTTTTGTTACTCTTCTGTATTCTAGAGGATCTAGCCAAAAATCATTAATTGCAGAAGTGTAAACTCCTATAACTGATGCACGTCTACTAAACGTTTCACTTTTATCACTCATTTTATTAAGTGGGTCATCAGTAAAACTATAAATTGTCCAACCATTATCTATAGCTTGAATTATTTGATTTTGTTCAATACACTCTGTACCATTTGCAATATTTCTACCAATTTCTTCTTTTATAAGAATTGGAAAGTGTCCTACATAATGTTCATGAAATTGTTTCCATCTTAGTGTATTATGTTTACTATCGTCAATAACAAACTTAACATCATGCCCTTTAATAGTTTTTACCATTTCAGGAGTAAAGGCCTCTGTTTCCCAATAACTTATAAATCTATTATCAGGTACTGACGCAACATAAACACTAGAATCTTTAATATCAACACCAACAATATTTCCTGTTGTTAATTGACTCCAACGTTCATGGCTTCCACCACCACCTATACCTAGTTCACACATATTAATATCTGTGCCGGTGTATCCTAATAATAGATCGTAGAATTCACCATACCCTCTTTTCCATTTAGGGTCGTCAATTACTGCTTCATTAAATTTCATCCTAATATCCCATTGTAAATTAACGTGGCTAATGCTATACTGTTCATTGCCGTAAACCAACAACATAAAACAAACGCCGTACTCTTACGACGCCATGTACTAAACATTGCACAGATACTACCAATCCAATATAATGGAATGAATATATGTGTTGCAGGATCCAATACCGTAAATGTTAATGTTGCACTAGCTGTCACAAGTATGACAGTTTCAAAAATCTCAACAACAGTTGCTAGTGGGTCTCTGGTATAGCTTTCACGAAAGAAGGAGACGAGCTTAATCAATTAACTTCGCCCGACTGCTTCAAGAATTGCTTCTAGTTCCTCAAACTCTTCACGAGTTTTACCTTGTTCTGCTTTATATGCAATACGAATTGCTTTGTTTAATACTGCTGGTTTAATTCCCATTTCTTCTGCTACTGCTTTAATTGTATCACGAAGTCCTTCTTTTAGTGTATCGACTTCTTGATTTACAGTAATGCCTTCAGAAATAATACGTTTTAGTTTATCTTTATCTGCTTCTGAATAATTCATTATTTTCTCCTAGGTTTATGAATAGTCTATAATATACATGATATTCTGCTAGTTGTCAAGCAGGAATTCCAAGCAATTCACACGCCTTTGCTGGGTGTTGGTTCTTAGTCATATGCATAAATTTTATAGCCGCTGACTTACCAGATGTATATAATACTTTTTCTAAAATCATCATATGGCTTGTTAGTCTAGCTAATATGCTATTATCTTCTATAAATGTATTAATATCCGTGAAGTTATTTTTTGTTAGATATTCGGATCTCCAAGTAAATGCACTTTCATTTTCCTTAATGCCCAAGTGACTAAATGGATTTCCGTTAAGCCAAGTATCTACATTAATTAATATTGCATCACTATTATCATACATATTTTCTATATATCTTGCTCCAAGTTTTGCCCATGCATTATCTGCATCAATAAACTTATTCATAATATTATTATATTCTCTTCTTAACCATAACTGTACATATGGATAAAAATTTCTACCCATTGTTGTCTGTATTACAGATCCTTTAGGTAAAAAGGTTGATAACTCACTACTGTTCTCAGCATGAGTAAATATTGCTAAATTTTTGTTGATAGTTGATTCATTAAACTTATTAACTAACTCTTGTACTACATCTACTGATAATACTTTAGCATTTCTTATTGATCTATTATAATACTTTGCAAAATTATCAGGTATGTTCCACCAATCATTAATCGTAGCGGCATGGCCAAAATCACCAGTTTCAGATAGCCATAAATTATTATGAGTAACATTATAGAAATCTGGACTTTGATTTATCATGTAGGTTAACGCACTAGCACTTATCGCACTATGCGTACAAACTATATATAATTGTTTCATTTAAAATCCTATGACTATTGCTATGATTATTATAACTGTTAGAACTTGAACTAAAACCATTTTACCAATTTTCTTTCCTGTATCTTTTGCAGGCTGTTTCCATGTTTCTAACTTTCCTAGTTTAGCCCATTCTTCTTTGCTTGTCCATAATCCGCCAACGTGTTTAAGCCATTCTTTAAACGACTTATCACTATGACGTTTACGTTCTTTACGCCATTCTGTTAATATGTCTATTATATCACTTGGCTTCATTTAAATCCATTTTATGATATCTGAAAATTCTGGACTCGGATACCATTTCTCAACCTCTGTTGGACGGAAAGGAATAGATTTTATTTTGTCTATTCTGGGATCAACATAATCATATAGTGTATCATTATCTTTTCCATACCCGACACCCATTATAAACCTAAAGTCTAATGCTCTTTCATCGTTGTCAATTTCAAAAATTTCTGAGGCACGTTCATAATTATTACATATATTTTGACACATACCAGATTGTATTCCTCTGTTAGCCATTGCTAACATAATGTAAGCACTAACGATTCCTATTTCAATATTTTCTGTTTGTGTTTGCCTTTGACTTTTTTCTGATACTGATCTTTTCTTTCCTTTTCCAAGGCCATCAAGTTTTCCTCTAACAGATGTTTTTTCATATCTTCTTTCTAAGTCAGCAACATATCTTGCATTAAAGCCTATAAGCCAAGGGGCAAGTATTTGTGGATTACCAGGATCATCTTCAACAGACAATCCTTTATTTCGATGACATATACCCATTATCTCTTTACGTATTTCGGGATCATCATTTCTTAGTATTCTTAATTGATATGGAAATTGTCGATTTTTACTTGGTATATGTTCAAACACTTCTTTAAGTACATCTTCGATTAATTCTTTTTCTGGAATTCTATCTTCATCCCAGGCGAATGTTGTATGTCGTGATTTTATTACATCTAACCAGTTCATTAGTATGACCTTTTATTTTGCTTTTTTTTCAAGCTCTTCTAGACGTTTGTATATAGTTGGGAATTGTTTTTTAAATTTGTTTTCAGTTTTAAACATTTCTAAATCATAACGATCAGCCGCCCAATTCATACATTGATTGACTTTAGCAAAGAACCAAATACCAATATATGTATTAGCAAACCATTTAGAAAAAGCATTACCAATAATACTTCCACATATTGCTTTAATTAAGAAATAATATAGTTTAAACATTTTTACTTTCGTCCAGTTGAGTATCTTTAATTGATACTGTTCCTAATTTTTTAAATAAAACACCTGTTTCAACAAAGAGTCTATGACGTTCAGCTCTTGAAGAACCATCGTCTCTTACTTTACCTGGTGAATATGTATATCTAACTTTAAACAGTAAATTTTTTGGATTACCTTTTTCGTGTACTAATACTGTAGGTTGTCCGCCAGGCTTTACTGAACTTTCTAAATCTACCTGCGTTAAGTTTCTATGCATTTTTCTAACAGTCTGTGCTGAATAATCACCTTTTAGAATATTTACAATATAAACTCTGTGATCTTTTTTAGCAATATGTTCACTCATAAAGTTTACAACGTTAGTAACTAGTTGTGATTCTTTATCATCATTATCGCCCATTGTAAAGCCATTAAGATCATCTGCCACTTGTTGCATAACTGACGCAACGTGTTTCTTTGGATCTTCACTCCAGTTGTCAATTGGCTTTAAAGTAATTCCTAATTCTTTAAAAAATACTACCATATTATCAAATGTTCTAGGACTTGCTTGACCAATTAAATCACTTCCGGCTTTTAAACTCCAACCTTTAATGATTTTGTTTTCTCCATTAGGCATAGCATACATTAAAAATATATCTGCTTTTGTACCTTTTTGATCTTCTTCACCAGCCGCTTTAACAATAATTTGATCTGGTTTTCCGTTTTCTGCAAATATCTTTGACCATTTAGCTGAAGCAACATCACTATTTGCAAATTTAACTGCACCATCTAGTTCTGCTCCCATTACGGCTACTAATGCGTCTACATCCTTTGCATCAGCAATATTTTTCGCATTTTTAATAATATTGGTAAATTGAATTTCATCACCTTCAGAACCTATAAATTTTTCTGAAAGATTTTCTGTTGCAGAAGTTTTCTGCATAACACTGATAGCATCTTCTCTAGTTACTGGCTTTGCACCCTTAACCATTTTTGCTACTACAGATGCACCCAATAGGTATTCTGCTAGGTGACCTTTAGTGGAACCATGCTTTAACTTATCAGTATCTGCCTCGAATAACTCTGTTGCTCTCATACTTCTATTTATCTACTATAGTCTACTTGCCTTGTGCTACGTATTTCTTGAAACTTCGTCTTTTATGCTTATTCATCGAACTCATATTCATACGATTGCCGGCTCTACCTATACTAGTTCGCTTTCGGTTTGTTCCCCGATACGTTCCCCTAGCCATAAGTTACTCCTTTATTAAAAGTTTTAACTTTTTACCACCTGGGATTACTCTATGGTAAGTGCCCGATGGTATTTTTATTGTTTTAAGAAATGATAAAGACTCCGGCAATTGATTGTCAAATTGAAATAACCAATTACTTCTAGAGAGTACTATAACAAATCTTGAATTTTTATCTCTATGCCAAACTAGATCTTTAGCATTTATTGTACTTGGATTGAATTCACGGTAAATCCATTTTCCGAAGCGTCTTTCGCTATATGGTTTACCACCAAGTTCCGCCACCAGATAACCCCAAACTTTTCGCATAACGTGGTAAACGACATGACCAATATCCTGGTTTTGTTTTATCGTTTTTCTGTTCACAGTTATGTCTATCAGCAAATGCCTTTCTCGCTTTCGGATCTTTTAACTTAACAGCTAAACTACCACCACCGCCAGCGGCTCCAAAGGCTACTTTTTTAACTTTGCCTGTCTTTGGATTTCTAGTGTATACGTAGAACTTTTTACTTCCACCACGTTTTGGTTTATTTAATTGAACTTTTTTGCCTTGATATTCAGCTTCTTTAAGTTTCATTTGTTGTTCTACTTTTTTTAGTCTTGCTTCTAAATCTTTAAATTTTTCATCATGATGTTTATCCATACGTGAATCTGTTGCTTTATTTTTTACAACATCTGCTAATAGAGCAGATAGTAAATTATCTGCGTGTGGATATTTTGCTTTTAGTTGTACAATTTGTGCCTGTGTTTTAGCATCAAAGCCTTTAAGCATATTTTCTTCTTTTTCCATATATGCACCTTCAGAAAATACTACGTCATTTTCTTCATCAATAATCATATCTAATGGAACACGACCTATACCTTTTAAATTTACCCATTCGCCTAATTGAGTATCACGTAAAATTTCTTCATCATATACATCTAAATCTTTAAGTAATCCTTTATTGTACAATTCACGAGCTTCTTTAAATAGACGAAAATAAGCATCACTACCAAAACGAAATATATTTTCGTGTAGGTTGATTTTATTGTCTATATGGTACTGTACACCTTTGTTTATACTATGTATTCTCATATTACTATTTATTCTTTTTTTCACATTCAGAACAAGAACAGCCGTAACAAGCCTTTATATATCTGGGTTCTTTATATCCATCTACTGGATAATCAGTTACCTCTAACCATAAAGGAGCACCACAATGACTTGGATGCCCACATATTTTACAAGCTGTTGATTTATATTCTGGTAAAGTAATTGTTGCCATAATTATTTAAATTTCTTTTTTAACCATAATACGATTGCGTATACTGCTAATAGATAAACTGTAGCAACGCCAACGTCTACAATGTGTTCACGCATATGGTATATAAACTCAATACCTGCCTGTACATCACCCATATTTCCTGAAGTATTATTACTGATACTTGAACCATCGTTGGCTATAGTAACATTTTTAGTTCCTTCAAAATTTTCAATACGTTGTTCGTATATTGGATTCATCTCGTTTTCAAGATCTGGATTCATTATTTTTTACTCTTCTTTGTAGTATTACTAACGTTTTTAGCTTTTCCTTTTCTATTCTTATTAGGATCTTCTCTACGTTTTTTACGTACTGCCGCCGCGATGGCTTTCTTACCACCCTTGGCTCTTAAACTTGCCGCTCTTGATTTACTTAGACATTTAGGTTTACCTTCGCCTTTACCGCTATCGCCACATTTACCAATACGTTCTCCTTTAGTATTGTAACGATCCCAGCCTCCGCCTCCGGCACCACCTTTTTTACCCTTGCCAAACCAAGCTCTTAAATCTTCGTATAATGTATCTTGTGTTATATCATTTACTTTCATTATACTATTCCTAATGTTTATGCTCATGTACTACTTCAGATTCAACTTTGAAGTAATCATGTGTTATATATGACGCGGTAATAAACCCTGCCGCAAAAATCATAATGTAAAGTACTGTATTTTTAATATTCTTAGCAAAGCCACCTTTACCATCGTTCTTTTTATATGCTTTCCACATCCACCATAAACCTGCAATAGTTAAAATAACACTAACTGCAATTACCCATGGATTATTAGCAACCGCGGCGCCACTAGCACCAAATATTAAAAACAATAAACCATTTATATAACAAGCTGGACACATTATTTTTTCTTTGAATTACCCCAATTAGCCGCACCAACTTTTCTACATTTTGATAATGCACCTGATGCGTATGCTGAAGGCCAAACTTTATATCTACTTTTTACTTTACGGTAACAAGCATCTTTTTCACCTGCCGCTTCATCAAATTCTGCTTCAGTCATCATTACTACTTTTGGTGCTTCAGTTAATTCTTTTGGTAAAGACATATCGCCTTTTCTCATTCTACCCATTTTACCAATAGTGTAACCAGCTTTTCTTAATTCACTTGCTTGATCTTGTAAATCTGCCAATGTAGCTTTTTTCATAAATCTTGGCTTATCACTTTTTTCTTTTCTGTAGGATAAAACATATCCTGGATAATATTCATCTTCCTGTACTGTTTCTGGTACAATTTTTTTCGATCTGTCTAAAACATCTGCTAGAGCTGTAATCGCTTTGTTCATTGTTGTAATCTGATCTGTTAAATCACCAGCACCAGTTCCTCTTTGATCTAGTCTAATTAGTATTTCAAAGTTTGATTTTAAATCTTCTACTTGTTGTTGCATCATATTTAAACGAATCATTTTTGTTTCATCTTCAACATCTTCGTTTGCATGAATTGCCGCTTGTTGTTTTTTTCTCATTGGGTGTCCTTTCGGGTGCATACCTTTTTTACGGCCATCACCTTCATTGAAGTCTGTTAGCCCATAGTATTCTGTATCTGGTTTAATTGGAGGAAGTTCTTTAATTTCTCCTGAAGTAAATATTACATTTCTTGCATCTACTACATCGTCTTTACCACCTTCAATATATAATGTACCATTGTTAAAGAAACCCTGTAATCCTGCATCATTAATAATATTCATAACCGTTTTTTCATATCCTTCTTTAACAATATATGCTGGTTTATCTGGATCAATTCTCATATCTGGATCTTGTACTGTAATATTTCTTCTTATAATTTCAATTCTTTTTCCTGACTCACCTGTTCTTGCTTGGATCTCAGCATCTGACTTACCATTTACAATTAATTTTTGTATTAGTTTTTTTGTCATTTCTGAATAGTCTTCAGCAAGTCCAAGTTCTTTTGCTTTAATTGCAAGTTCGCCTTTTTTCTTTATAAGTTCTCTTCTTAATTCATCATCACTATTTGTAGCTGGGTTATTTTGAATAGCTTGTAATGCTTTTTTCTTAGCCATGTAATCTTCAATGTCTAACTTATTAGCCATTGTTTTTGGTGCTACTTTAAGTTCTAGTTTTGAAAGATACTTATTAACTAATTCGTCTCTACGTTTTTGATCTTCAAATTCAATTGAACCCATACGCATATGACGTCTATAAATCTTTTTAACTTCCTCATACTCTTCAGGAGTACCAAACTTCTTTAATACTTCTAATGAGTTTTCGGCGTGCATATTTTCAGCTTCATTATCATCAAAATCTTTACGTGTAAAATCTTCTGCATATGCCATCTTTGGAGCATCAACTTCTTTAGCTTGTACTCCTGCTTTGTCTAATGCCATTGCTATAATTCTAGCTGGGCTGTATGTATGAATTTTAACTACTCCTTTTCTATCATCTAGTTCACAAAATGCTTTAACACCTTGACTAGTGATATCATTTGTAAGTTTCTGGCAGTTAACTTCTTCATTTCCTATTTCAAAATAATGCATTGTTGGTTCTGACTGTCCTTCATAACCAGCTTCTCTAAGACGGTTTATCTCATCTGCTTTCATGTCATGTTTCAACATAAGTCTTGACATTGCCATTGTACTAACAAAAGGTATATCTTCTCTGTACATTTGAATTAAAAAATCTTTATTTGAATCAATTTTATCAAATATTTTCATTAAAGGTTCTGGTGCAATCTTCTTTCCTCTTAACGGTTCATATGCTGTTCTAAGTTTATCAATCATATCATCATTCATGACTGCTTCATTAGCTAGATCTTCATCTATTGAAGACTCATCGAACTCATCTGGTATTATATCTACTAAACCTTCTGGATCATCTTCCATATCAGGCTCATCATCATTATCTAGTTGCTCCAAATAATAATACAATGAATCTAATTGTGCTATTTCTCCTGGAGAAAGATGTTGTTGTACTTGCTGTAGTTGTTTGAAAATATCTATTTCGTGTTCTAATTCGTCTCTACTCATTATTTCTGGGTGTTTACCAGAACTTGTCCAAGGACTTGAGCTTTCTTTTGTAAATTTTACTGGTACTGATACAGTTGCCTGTGTTTTAGGATCTAGAACAACCATACGTTCTTTACCTTTTTCAGAGTTTTTATAATCTTTTGATACTTTTCTAAAGTTCTTTTTACTAATGTTTACATTCTTTCCATCGTAAGTGTAATCATTTTCATTAATATCAGAAATTCTCATTATAAACTCTCCTTACTTGGCCGCTTTTTTAGCTGACTCTTTAGCCTTCTTGACCATATCAACTGCTACTGTCTTTAATGCTACTGAACGTTTTTCATCAAATTCAATACCTTCTTTTTTAAGTTTTGCAATTTTAGCATCTGAATAACCAAATTTATCTTTTAACATCTTTTCTGCTTGTTTTGCAGTAGGTCCACCTAACATTTCTTTATTAGGATTTCTTACTGTATCTTTACAAATCTTTTCTGAATGCTTATCTGCTGATTCCTTTTTAGGAAGTGTACCTTTTGCTCTCATATCCATATCAGCTTTGGCACCATACATTTTCTTTTCTTTTTCGTCTCTTTTCTTTTGGTTCTTTTTCTGTGTAGCCATTGCTTGAAATCTAATCATATCATTTTCTTTAAGATCTGATTTTTTAGGTTTTTCATGTACCCAACCTTTTTTAGCCCAGTCTATATGATCTTTTTCTACTTTAGCCATTTTGCCTTCACCTGTTTTAGGATCATACATCATATGTGGTTCAAACTTTTCGTCTTTTTTAGATTCTTTAACTTCTTGTTTACCATAAGTCTTACATGGATCTTGTCCACAACCACAGTTTTTCTTTTTAGCTTCTTTAATGTCTTCCATTGATTCTAAGTGTGCCATGCCTTCTTCTTGCATACCTTGTTCACTAAAGTCTACTTCGATACCAATAAGAGCAGAAATGTTTTTAGCAAAACCTGAGTCTGTATAAATTTCCCAAGGACCATCATGTTCTACTTTTACATCAATATAACCATCTCTTTGTTTGTTAACTACGATTTTTTTAACGTGTACTGTTTCAGGATTATCATCTGCCCAGATACTATCACCTGCTAATGCGACTGCATTATTAATATTATGTGTTTTTGTATCGACAATATCATAATCTTCTTCTTGTTCAGTAACACCTACTTCTTCTTGAGGAACTTCTACAGGAACTTCTTGATTGCCTTGCGTAGTATTGTATTCAGTGTAACGACGTACTGCATCAATACCTTGAGCCGCCTGTGCAATTTTACTTTGAACCCATCCTTCTAAATTCTGTCTATCATCAATCATACCATGAAGTTGGATTGCATCTTTTGCTAAGAAATATAA